AATCTGTACCAAAAGAATAAGAAGTAGTATAATAATTATTAGAATTACCCGGAGGAATCAATGCCTCAATACGGCGATTTCCCACAGCATTGTGAGCCATACTTTTAAACACTTTAGAATATCTAGCCATCCTTCTCCGAACTAATAAAATGATTGGGGAGATTAGGGTTCTCCCCGTGACCCTTTAATAGAATCTAGTTATTCAACTAATCTGAGACTACTATTACACCAGCTTCAGGTCTGACGATTTTCAATCCATATCTCATAGACATGTATGAACCGACAATACCGAATCCGGGGTTCGCTTCTTCAACGGTCAATGGGCGTCTCTCGACGTAACTCATTGGTTTGGTTGATAGGTCGAAAATACCCATACGGCCCTGAGGGACCCAAGCATTTACAACTACAGTCAAACCATATAGGTTGCCCATTATTCCACCAGTAGAAAGCATACTTCCGAGCGGGTTTTGACCTGCCGCGGTTGGCATAACGTTACCACCAGAAACTATAGCAGTTGAGGATGATGTAGTGAATACACTAGCAAAATCTGCGAGCTTCAATAGGTTCTCGTAGTGTTTAGGAGATAAGAACAAATGAGTTGCTTTATATCCTGTACGTGCCATCCTACTAATTGCTGACGAAATATCCGTTAAAGATATCGAACCTGCCCCAGCTGATGTAGCATCCACATAAGAACTTGTGTCTGCTGGAATCATCTCTAGGACGGTCTGGTCTGCGTATTGGTCCAAACGACCAGCTGTATTGCTTGTTCCTGTTGCGAAAGAAGTCATACCGGTTCCGAAGAAACCACTGTATATATTCGTACCAAAATTTGTGATAGTGTTTTCAGGGGTTGTTTCGTCAATTGATACACCACCGAAATTGGTATTCTCAGCACCGAAGACCACTTTAACAACATGTGATGTTAAGTGACGGTCTACAGCTCTGCGAGCCTCATTCAATGCCATTTCAACCTCGTTGAACCTTGAATCTTCTATCATTCTACGGGTTACACCTACTGCAATACCCCATTCTTTCACTGAGACACGCTCTGAGCGTAGCTTAGTGTGTTGGTATTGAGGAGTGCTTCCCTCATCTATCTCTTCCATTTTCATGGATGGTTTTGCGAAAGTAATATCAATATTACCGCCTGTATCTGTCGTCATTGGGTCTGCAAAGAACTGCATCACTGGAAGGTCTGTGACCTTGTAATCCAGAATAGCGTCTTTGTAATCAATGAGGACTCGCTCACCTGTTCCACCCGTTGTCGTGTAGGAACCTGTGTTCAGGCTAGTCAGTAAACCGGGAGTTGCGTCGACCATTTAATCACCTTAAACTGTTAACACCTTACTCAGGGATGCTGTGCCACTGTTTGCCTCTAAAGCGATTGCGACGATTTTACCAGCAGTTGTACCTGCTACTAAAATTCCGTCTGCTGCATCGACTTCTAATGAAGCTCCACTAGCTACTGTTCCCGTACAGAACGCGTTTAAAACTACGCCCTTTCCAGTTATGACATTGGCGGTGGTTCCAGAAGCAGCATCAGTTAAGCCATATCCAATGGTTTTAGTTGAACCCGTATCTGTTGCTGGGTCAACCTCTCCATCCGTTTGCATATCCAAAATGTGTCCTCCTGAAATTGTAGCGCCAGCCACTAAAGGAATAATCCTTGCTGGTGCGCCACCATCATTTATCAAAATTTCTGTTGCCATATTTATTCACCTCTATAGTATTCTGGGTCTATCTTAATATTCCCATCCACTACCTTCATACCGAACTTCCTCTCGGACTCTGGTACTTCACCCTCATCGGCTGATTTACCTTTTCCGAAAGACCTCTCGGCCTCTTGAGTGGGCTCTGGCATTGCTGCTAAAGCCTCACTAAACCCAGTCAATCTGGGTTCATCCCATGCAGTTAGTTCCTCTACACGCATATCCTTCTTATCTTCTTCGAGTGTTCCGAACAAGACTTCGCGGGATATAATCGCTTCTACTGCCACACTCTTTCTAGCTTCTTCTTCCTTAGCGACTCTCGTTTCCTCAGCAAGCTTAAATGCTTCAATTTCTTTTAAAGCATCTGCGTACTTGGATTCGATATCCGTTTTGGAAGCCTCAACTTCATTAAGTTGTGCGCGTAGAGAAGCGAACTCGCGTTCGACAATGCTCTCTGCATCGGATTTAACATTTGTTTCCTTAACTTCTTCAGTCATAGTTACCTCTGTTTTCCCGTCTTCACATTTACACGCCCCTTCTTTACCACCACAACCACAGTCATGGTCGTTTTCAGGTGCATGTAATCCACATTCCTTTTCAATAGTACATTCCTTACAGACGGGTTCCATCGTTTCATTGTCAATGAAACTTACCTCTGTAGGACGAATCTTGGTGGCAAATGTGTCACCCATCACATCTATATCGTTGGAAAACCAGTCGATACTAACATGAGTCATGTCCCCGTCCTTGACCTTATTCATCACTTCTTGACCACGACCATATTTATTAGATACCGTTGCCAGCATCTTGATTGCGGTCTTTCCATTATCCATCTTGATTAACTCAGGATTAGTTGCCATGCCGATTAAATCCTCAGTCGTTCTCTGATGGTCAATATACATTGGAAGCTCCTTAAAAGCTTCTATATTATCTTTTAAAGTACCTCCCTCTATATAAACCTTATGTTGCTTTCCGTCTTCCTCATACTCATGAGGTCCGGAAGTAATAGCGATTACCGGAAATGATACAGAATCAATTCCTTCGTCGCTGGTAAATGTCATGTCGTCACTCTCTCCTAAAGAAAGTGCAAATGACCTTTGAACCGGCTCAATAGTTTTGTTCTCTGCAAATTCCCGCTCTACGCCATTTTCTTGCGCCCACATGCTACACATGCCAGCTGCAATCTCCTCGGAGTTATCAAAACCCCTCTTCTTAAGTGTAGTCTTAACTGATGTCATACATTTCTGATACGTCATGCTCTATCACCTGTTGCGTTTGCGGAGGGCTTATTGCCCCTGTTCTGTGCTCTGGCAGATTCCTCTTTCTTATCTGTCTTCTTACCACCAGAAATGTTGGCATTCTTATCACTCTGTTCTTTCTTGATAGGAGATGCCTTGATATCCTCAGAAGTTTCCATATCCAATTCTGTAACTCCTTCAGGGTCAAGACCACGCTCTTCTCTGACTTCACCGGGTGATAATACCCCTTCGGACAGATATATCATATCCGTCTTAGCTTTAGTGAATGCGTCTTCAACATTAATTTGTCTAAACTTAAACTTAGCTTCGCCCTTTTCTAATTGAGGCATCAACTGTGCATTGAGTGCTCCTTCTACCAAAGATTGGAGATATCGCACATATGGTTCAAAAATGGGTCGAGCCTTTTCAGGGTCCGACCACATTGTCATAGGTACTTTAAGAGCCATGTGAATCTTAGCCAGTATATCATCAGTATATTTTCCATATTCGAAGGCTCGCTGTGTACCTTGTAATTCTTTAATTATTATGTCGTTTCCGTGGATAATATCTTCACCGGGTGCCAGAGAATTAAATGCATCTACTATTTCGTTTATCTTATCAGGACCATAGGGCATATCAGGTAATCCAGCACTTACATCGAAGCGACTGGACGCATATTTGTTTAATGCTGCCCCTATATCCCTTTCAGCGTAATCTTTCAAATCAACGAGATATAAAATAGGGTGAATATCGGAAAGTCCATATGCATAATCATCAAAGGTGTTATTCTTAAGTTCTATTATCTCATCTTCCTCAAACCGGATATTTTCCTTATCATCTCCTATCTTTTGATAGTAGTATTCTATCTGACCGTGCTCATTTCTCTTTACAAACATATTCTGGCTTGACCTTAAGACTAGATTATCTCCAGTCCATTCAAGGTAGCCTGTTCCAAAAATACGGGCATTCCTAAGCCACCCATATAGAATATTCTCTATATTGATGTCTCTAAACATTTCTTCGACTTCATCGCGTACATCATCTTCATCTGTTACTATATCAAAATTATCTTTAACAGCATAAAGACAAGGCAAATCAATTAAAGTGCGTATAATAGGGTCTGATAAATATATATTCATGTAAGTTCTATTCTTCCCTAAATGGGGTTCATAGTCCTTCATTTGGTTAAATCCAGCAAAACCTCGATTGATTTTTAATCGTTTTATTACACCCGCACCAAAACTGCGAGGGTCGTCTTCTTTATACTCGGGATTGCTGCCAGTGACAGCAAAACGGCGTCTAATATTGTCTACGAACGACATGGCTTTAAATAACTAATCATAATGAGTATATAAAGTTTTTGTTAGATTCCCCTTAGGGTCTCCTTGTTTAATGATGCTTTTCGGCGTGTAGTAGCGAATAATGGGGTGGGACCAGAATATTGAGGTCGTCCCATACCTGATGTTTTGTTAATGGGAGTAGATACTATACTCTGTCCGAAATTACCAGTCATAGGGAGCATACTAAGCGTCGCATGAAGAGCCATTGCGGTACTATCACAATAATCATCATGCCTTCCACTCGGAGCAGATATTTTCTCTGTCTTATTAGCTATATCCATGGTATATTCTAAATCCATGTGTTCTCGTGTCCATTTATGAATCATCTTCGCTTCATCTCCTATTAATCCCGCGGGATTAGGCACTTTAACCCTTACTTGCTGTATAAAGGATTGATAATCTCTATACATCTGTGTTTTAGTACCTTTAGGTCCTCCTGTAAAGACGAAAGGCACAAAA